GGCATATCTAGGTACGGATTGACATAGCTAACAACGGCAGGGTTCTTTTTAGCAGCCGTTTCTAATACCTTTAAGTTAGACTTCATAGCGTTGAACTTGTTATCTACCAAAGGTATGATTGAAATATCGCTATCGGTATAAGCTCCCATATATTCTGTAACCTTTGCATAGTTATATATCGTAGGGTTAAGTTTTAGTCCGCAAGTAAAAGCATCTATCATTTTATCCCATATCGGCTTTTCGCCATCGTTGTACCCGGCTATCACAGTTCTTATATTCATACCTTGTAACCTTTTGAAAGGCTGCCTAATTAAATCTAAGTCTCTTTCGTGTGTTCCACTTCCTGACCAGAATAGTCTAACCTTGTCGCTTTCTAACTTCTCGTCTCTAAACTGCTCGTCTCCGTAAGGTAAAGCGTTTGGTAATATGTGAACTTTCTTATTGTATTTAGTTATCTCTGCTGCTAGTCTATCGTGAGTGCAGGTGCAAAGGTCTGCAATTTCTAAATAGTCAGTAATCAGTTTAGGTATGTTATTGAGCTTGTATCTTAAATACAACAAATGGCTTTCGCTAAGTTCCCAATAATCGTCATTATCTACTACCAACTTAAAGCCGTACTTAGTCCTCCAAGTGTCCATTTGCTTTGCATCTATCTCGTTGAGCATTCTATTCATTAGCACTATATCCCACCCCTGCTCTAATAACTCATCATTAAGTACATCGGTAATAAGTGCGTACTCTTTTTCCATGTGTACTATTGGCATCATTATCCTGTGAAATCCAACACCTGAGTTAGCAGAAGTTATACAAAGTATTCGCATCTTATATTCTTTTGGTTGTGATAGATGTCCTGGTATTTTTCCCACACGCTTTGCGCCCTTGCCAAGCTCTCGTCTTTCATTCGTCTGTAATCTGTTCCGTTGCCTACATCGTGTCCTATATGTTCTGACCTCATATCCGGCAGGTAGTAATTAGTAAAGCCTGTAATAGTTGCTCGTTCTCCGTAATCTCTATCCTGCATTCCATAGGGGTCATACTCTTCGTTGTAACCGCCAACCGCATCTATAAGTTCACGAGTGATAAAGTTATCGCCAAATGGTGTATGCGTTTTATGTACCCCGTCTACTATTGGTGGCAGTTCCTCTACACAATGTATTCCTATTATGCCGGTCTTTTCTATTCTTTGTGCAAACAAAACAAACTTAGCTAACCAATTCTCAGGTAGTAAAATGTCATTAGCTAATAAACAAACTGCATCATAGTTTTGCGTCATTCGTAACCCTGCGTTAAAACCTGCTGCTATGCCTCGCTTTTCTTTTGATAAGTCATAACCGGCAAAAGGGTAGTTAAAGTTCTCGTGTGTGTCGCTGCCGTTATCTATTAAGAAGCAGTCGGCATTGTAACCCGGATTGTAAAAGTTCTGCTTAATTACACGCTGAGTTAAATCGTGTCTATTTTGTGCCAATAATATAATCGCTACATTCATTATCTTATATTTGAGCCGATTTCCCTTGCCGGAACTCCTGCGTATTTAGTATTAGCTTTTGCTTCTCCTTTTACAAAGGCACTTGCTCCAATCATACAGTTCTCGCCAACGTGAGTAAACTGATGCAAGGCTGCGTTAAGTCCTATGTTACTTCCTTGTTCAATAATACAATGCCCACCTATTTTTGCTCCTGAGCTTATAGTAACATTGTCAAAGATTGTACTATCGTGTGCTATATAAACGTGCTTCATAATAAAACAATTATTGCCTATGTAAGTATCTATTTCAGTTCCGGCATCTATTGTTACAAGTCCTGTAATAACATTGTTATCGCCTATGTAAACTTTGCCTTTTTCTTTTTGCCAGAACTTCTTATGCTCAGCAGGGTCTCCAATAATACAATAAGCTCCGATGTAGTTGCCATCTCCGATAATTACGTTATCGCCAATAATAGCGGTAGGGTGTATAAAGTTTGCCATAGTTAAGTAGTACAAGCGCAGTCATACGCAGGGTTTATGTTATCTAAATCAAATTCCTTAAACAAGTTATTCTGTGATATACTTTTAAGCGTTTCTATTGTTACACCATTAAAGTAAGTGTATTTGCTATTCTTTTCGTCATTTATCCATTCGTCTGCAAGTTCTGGGAACTCTCTTAATATTGCTAAGATAGCGTTTTTACCTTTCATAAAACATAAAGTGCAGTTACCTAATATAGAAGGTATTTCCAAAGTGTAAGGCTTTTTGCTCCAATATTCATTTACCATTTGTTTAGTAACCTTGTTTTCAAATAAAGGAAACTTATCGTGTACCTTCTTAAATCTTTGAGTACGTCTGCTAACTCGCATTGGTTCGTCATATCTAAACCCTACTAAGTTTTCAAATTCTCTAACTCCTATTGTTCTTAAATATCTTTTAGCAGTTTTAATCTTTAATTCTATTGTGCAAAATCTTTTGAACTGATTAGGTAAGGCTTTATTCTTTTTTAACATTCCATCAAAGCCACCCTCATAACTTATTCTTGTTACAGGTATATTCTCAAAAGCCTCAAAGTCATTAATAAATTTATAGGTCTTAGGGTGTTCCCTCATAGTATCGCAGAACAATACTATATCTCCTGGCTTATATTCTTGGATAGTCATATAAGCAGAAGTTTTGCCACCGCTAAAATTAATTACTCTTTGCATTGCGTTTAGGTTTTGGTTGCTCTTCGTACCAAGTGTATAAACGTTTAATCATATCGAAGATACAATTACCGCACCATACTGTTAAGATAAAATCTGCACTCATATACTTGCGATAGATATGCTCGTACATTTTTAAGATATCTAAATCAATATTACGCACATAACCATTCTGGACTGTGTGCCAATTACCAATGTTATCATCTAAAAAGTTGCGGTGTTCTATTTCCATAAGTTCCACATTAATTTAGAAAGTAAAGGAGCTGCTACTCCTGGTATAAATACAAACGCAATAACATTGGTACATATTGCAGGTAAAAAATATAAAGCCAATCCTGTCCAAGCTGCTAAACAACTCGTGCAGCTAAACGGCTTAAAATCTAGTTTCCACTTCCTATGAAATTGATGTATCTCTACAAAGAATATTGCAAAGCATATCGCTGCTATAATTATCATAATTAAAATAATATATTTTGTATAATTGGTTTATATGAAGTATCGTATCGTTGATTTTCTCCCTTTGGATAAGGCATTATTTTATATTTTAATTTATCTAAATATTTTTTTTTATCTTTTTTGGTAGTTAATAAATAAACATATCTATATTTTGGAAGTTGCTTTTCTGTTTTAACAATAACACCTTTTTTTTCAATATGCCTTCTGGTTTTTATTATGCTACCATTTTCTAAATAATATATTTTTTCTATTGAACTCAATCCAGTATAAAGCCAATTGGTAGCTTGATAAATATACCCATGATGATTTTGGTTTTTGTCAGCATATGAAACAATGCACATTGGTTTAGGCAATAAATTTAATGAACTTGAAACAAAATAAGATAAAACATTTTTATCTAAATTATCTTCAACAATTAATCTATTTAATTCATAAACAATCTCTTTATTTTCTTTACCTAAAACACCTTCACATAATGTATAACTTGCAGGTTTTCCAATAGTTAAACAACCTACTAATTTATTTTCAATAAATAAACCAAATGAATAAGAAATACTTGGTATTCTTTTAGCATAATGTTTATGCAATAACCACTCCTTACATAAATAAGAGTCAATAGAACTTACGCTATATTTATCTTTTATGCTCACTTCCTTAGTTGTTTTTTAAGTTCTCGTTTAGTTAGTTTTAGTTCCCTGTGTATTGACATATAAGGTATGCCGGTAACCCTACTAAGTTCTTTTGCGTTGCAGTTATGCTTGATAGCGTACACTCTTAAAAGTTCGGCTTTGTACCAGTGCATCTTTGATAGCTCATCTTCTACTTTATTAAGTAAGTCCTCGTCTCTATCGTGTGCTATTAACTCAACTTCTAATGGCTTTCTATAAGTCCTATAAAATTGGCTAGTATTGCTCTGCATCATATTTATCATAGTGCGAACCAAGTAGAACTTTAATACGTTTCTTTTTCGCATATCAATTATGCGTTCCTCATCCATTTCGCATAGCACCTTAAATAGTTCACTTCTTAAATCTTCTCGCAGGTCTTCCGGCTGCATCTTGTCTATTGCATCCTTTAATTCTCGGCTTTCCCATAGTTCTAATATGATGCTATTCTTGTTCATATTCTTTTAAGGTTAATTTGCCGTTCTCTTCGGTTGCTATGTAGCAGAAACAATTTGAAGTTTTTGCTAAGTTTAAGAAAGCTATTTGATAGCTGCTGAGTTTATCGCCTATTGCTTTCGTCTCGCAATATACTGCTACTCCTGTTTGAGTATGGAAGCCTACAACATCTGGAACTCCTTTAAGTCCTATAAAAGTTCTACCTCTAACCGCAAGATTGTTATTGCGCCATACAAAGCACCCGTTTTTGTTTAAGGTCTTTATTGCTTCTTTGGTTAATTCGTTTGCGGTCATAATACAAAACTATACTAAGAAAATGAAACTTTACCTAATTTTATTTGTTCCTCAAAAAATAAAGCTACTGCTACGGCTCTCGCTTGGTTTTTTAACCATTGCTCAGTCCACTCATCTCGGTACTGCTTTGCACTTATGATGTCCATTTTATTAGCTTTGTAGGTAATTATCTCCATAAGTTTCTTTTTAGCAACTGCACCATCTTCTTTTGTCCAGGTCTTAATGCCGGTATTATTTAGCTTCGTAAATACGGATAAAGGATTGAACAACCTGTCATAAGTTCTATTTTCTAGAACCTTATACTCCTGGTAAGAGTAATCAATTATCTCTAAATCAGTCAAATGCGGTATTGCTTCTACTCGTTCCTGTGGCATCATTTTTCTTACTTCGTTTGCTTTTTTCTTGTATCTATCCATTACCTGACTAAAATAAGCCGGGCTAAAATTTTGGTAATGGTCTAAAAAGTCATTAGCTACCATTTGCTTAAACGCTACTTTAATCTCGTTTATTGTAAAGCCTCCGTATTCAGTCCTTATCCAATCCTCTAAAACTGCTAACTTAACTTTGTCTGGTATTACGTTTATGCCTACTAGCTGCATAATGTAAATCAAGTTCTGATGCAGCATTGTTTGGTTAAGGCTTCTTATCCTATCACCCGAAAATGCGGTCATAATCTCCTGCTCCGAAGGAAGTAGCGTTGATAAGGTTGTAGCCGTCAAGGTTAAACTGTTCTCCTTTTGTAAGTTTTCGCTGATTATTTGTAGTTCCTTTTGCATATTGTTTTGTGTTAGTTATCCAATTATTTGCTGCTGCTGACCAACTTTTCATAGGGTTTTTACCTACTTTCCACCCGTTGCTCGTGTAGTAATTTACAAATTTTTCGGCTTCTATCTTAGCCTGTTCTGCTCCTATCCGTATTGCCATATATTCGTAAACCTGATCAAAAGTACACTTAGTTTTATTAATATTTATATCTTCATTTTCATTTTCATTTACATCTTCCATAAGGTTATGTTTAGCTAAACCTAGTGGTTTTGTATTATTTTTAGGTCTACCTCCCTTAGAGCCATTGTTTCTGCGGCTTTCAGTAAATTGTATGCGTTTTTCAATCTCATCCATTAGACGTTTATTGTAAAAATTTCCGTCTTTGTCTTTTGTAAACTTGCTCAAAACATCAACCGAAACCGAACCTAAGCATAACCTAATGGTTTTGTCTGTAAGTGTTCCTTTCTGGTGTTGTAAACATAAGAGAGTAATAAATTGTCCTCTCTCTTCCATTGTTAAGTCAGCTACTCCATTTAGAAAGTCGCTACTGTAAAATAAGAATGCAGGGTCTTTTGCCATAATAAAATAAAGAAGCCCCCAATAGAGTCCAGCTATCAGGGGCTATTATTTAACCACTAAACACATTATCGGCTGGACTTTCGTTAATGTGTCTTTTATTTATGCGAATATACACTAAATTTCTTTAAGTTCTAATTTTAAGCAAAGTTTTTTTAGCTTCGTCTTAAACCAATCCTCAGTTTCAATTAGGTTGTTCGCCTGTTTTATGTTATGGATAGCAGTTGTGTGGTCGCTAGTGCCTGTGTACTGGCTTATCTCTTTAAGGCTTAACTTGGTGTATCTTCTAAGTAAATAAGCAGCAGCCTTGCGCCCAAACGTTGTTTTCAATGATCTATCCTTAATTAATACATCGCACTCAAACTCTTCGTCTACCAATTTGACAATCGTTCTTGCACCAATGTCTAAACCAAGAGGCTCGTTATCTTCTATGCCTAATAACCCAAGCTGCTGCATCATTTCGTGTAGCTGCAAATGTGTGTTACGTTGTGCAAAATAAAGCTCCTTTAACTGTCTTATTGATATGTCCTTTTTT